ATACCCCAGTCCGATTGTTCTACCTGCTCTCCTAGTTAGTAAACAAGCCCCGTGATACAATGCCTGTCTGCATACTGCTTCATTATCTCTGCTGTTAGTGTATAATTCTTTGTAGTTGTCTATATCCCCCACTATTGTATACCTTGTAATCTTGCCATTCTTCACTCTTGCTACTGCATAATTATCATCTATGATATATAACTGGTATCCCTTATCTCTAAACTTCTTTTGAGCAATAGCCCTTTCTTCAAACTCCCTTATTTTGTAAGGTGTTTGTCGTTCATCGATAAGGTTGCCGAAATACTTTGTATCTCTCATACCTTAAAAGATTATAATTTAACTTTTAACACTCTTATATGGTAGGGATACAAAACCCAGCATTATGCTTGTATAGGTGTTAATCTCTATATAGATTTTACATGCACCCCTACCACACACTTTTATTCTTCAATTGTAGCCCAACTTTACACTAAAATGTTTCAAATGTCAATACCCATAACACTATAAGCCAAGCCCTATTACTTAATACCTTATATAGTAGGGATAATTATTACATTATCCCTACACTATAAGATACTACTTCTCACTTTCTATAAGTTGGTATATGTCATTATAGCCTGTTAATGCATACACAGCACTATCTATCATCTCTTGACTATACCCATATACATATGATAATAGTCGGAGTGTATCTTCTTGCACATATCCATTATCTACTAAATAATCCCACTGTTCTGTAATTGTCATTTTCTTCATCTCTTAAAAGATAATAACTTATATTAAAGACTGGTAGGAGTAAACACCTTGCTTACTCCTACCCTATTATATACTATCTCTCTATTATCCTTACTTCAAAACCCCTAGATGTAAAATCTCTTGCTATTCTTCCAACTTCTGAATATATACTACTCATTACACTATCTAGACCTTGACCTTTACAAGATATTATATACACTTCTTCACCTCTGTATAAGTTATAGAGAGTGGCAATGTAGAAGTCTTTGTCTCCATCTGAGTATGAAACTCTGACAACTAATGTCTTGACCATATCTTAAAAGATAACAACTTATATATATAGAAACCTGTTAAATTGTTAAAGAACCCGAACTTTTAATTGTTCATTATCCAAGCATACCACACCACAGAAACAATGCAAGGGGTAAAATACTATGGGATACAAATATATGAATAATATAATGAGAAAATGAGGTAATATCTGAACAAGTGGAGAAGTTAATATAATACTATCACATACAAGATATAATATTATAGGCTCATTAAAGTGTTGTTATAGAGAAGTAAAGCACCCAGATATTAAAATCCGCAATATTAAAAGATGCTCAATAGTCAGAAAGGTATATTAAAAGTGTAGGTATTAAAGGATTAAAGGTAGAAGACAGGTATCAACTATAATGGTTTGGGAAGTTCCCCCACATTCACTCCCGACACCGTAAAGTTAAATCAAGCCCATAGTAAGTATATATATTATTACTACAAGCCATACCATACCACTATAATTTTTACTATGGGGTAGAGGGGGGTGGCACACGGAGATAGTTTCCACAGGGGGTGGGGGAGGTTCCCCCGCACGGAATGGGGGCCTATTGACAACCTGTACGCACATGTGGTATACTTGGGGAATAAAATGAGTAGGTTAGTATAGTGAAGGGGAGCAGGGTGTATCTAAGAATTGAAGAAGAGGTAAAGGAGCAGTGGGTAAAACGGGCAAAAGAGAAGGGGATGACCCTTAGTGACTACGTACGCACATTAGTAGAACCGGGGGATAAGGGGGTCTCTGTAAAGAAGCCCCGTGTCATAACGAAGGCCAAGAAGGGGTTGAGGGAGTTGCCTAGTCAAGAGGGGGAGGAATTTAAGACATACTTTAAGAGTAAGTTTATATAAGTTTTAATGTTATTAACATGGTAAGGAAGGTTAAAGGGGGCTACGTAGTGTACTCCAGTAATGGAAAGAGGTTAAGTAGGGTTTACAAAACAAAGGCAGAGGCTGTTAAGAGGCTTCGTCAGATAGAGGCATTCAAACACATGAAGAAATGAAGAAGGTATTTTGTCCATCATGTAAACAATACAAGAAGCCTAGCGAATTTAATAAGAACAAAAGCAGGAAAAACGGGTTACAATCTCACTGTAAGGAATGCTTTAAGAAAAGATATAGAAATTACAATCCATTGAAGAAAAGAATGTATCATCTTAAGAGATATTATAACCTTAACTGGGAGACATATAAAAACTGGTATGAACTACAGGAAGGAAAATGTGCTATTTGTGGTAAAGAAATTAAATTAATAGGAGAAAAGAATATTAAGAGTGGGGCTCATGTAGACCACGACCATGAAAGTGGGGAGTTTAGGGCTCTACTATGCCACGATTGTAATGCTGGGCTGGGTTATTTTCAGGATAATATAGAATTGCTAAAAGAGGCTACTAGATATTTAGAGTATTTTAAGCACAAAGGGTAAGTCAGAGTATTCTACAAGAGGGGAGGTACAGACACAGTAGTATAGCCAGACTTACCCTTTGACTTAGGTAAATAAGGTGCAGGAGTAGTAGTGTTAGTATAATAATTATTATTGTTTTAATTAATTTTTTCATTAGTCTACGTATTTAACATCAAGTGGATATTTCTTTCTTCCGTGGGTCCACCCAGAGCAACTTAAACATTGATAGCGTTTATACTTTCCTGTCTTAGTTATGTAGAATCCTCCTTTACGAAGGTTAGTAGAACCGCACTTAGGACAAGCGTCAGGCTGGTCGTTAAGGACTGCCAGTGAGGGGTGGTTAGTCATCCATGGAAGTAGTTCATAGTACAGTCTCTCGAGGATAACAACGTCCATTTTATTGTATTCCTTTAAGTGTTTCCAATCTTTCTTAACTCCTTTAAGGACTCCCTTGAGTACGTCAATTCCCCCTGCGTCCATTTTCTTTCCAAGGTCTAATTGTTCCACTAGGTTGGCCAATTTGTTAGAAGAGAACCCTGCTACTTTACGTGCAACCTTTAGTGTGTCTACAGTTCTGAATGGAGAAGGGGGTTTAAGCTTATGAAAAATCATTCTTGCATTAACCTTCTTAATGTCGTACCCGTCTCCGTTGTGTCCTACAACTATGTCCGCTTCGTCAAACAGCTTATGTAAGGCTTTTACTACGTCCTCATCGTTGTTAACGCCTGGTTTCCAAGACTTAAAATCGTCTTGTCCTACCACGTGGACTCGTTTTTCTCCTGCCCACTTGTATGCAAAACATAGTATCTGCCAATCCTCAACAATGTCTATTGCGTCAGACTGCCACAGTCTCCAGTTGTAAGAAATAATTGGACTTATCTCAATATCAAAGAACAGTATCTTCGTCTTATTCATTTTTAAGATTATTAAATTTAACAAAAACCTTCTCAAAGACACTCATTATTTTATTGTATTGTTTCTCGTGCTCTGGTGATATGAATGTCCAAGAGCCATTCTCCATGCGGTCTCTAAAAGGTTCTAAAATAGCATCATATAAATCTAACCATAACCCCGTAATCTCAATTCCATTAATAAATATCGGATGTCTAAAGGATTCTATAGGTCTAGCGTCACTATAAGATTTAACTGATTTAAATCCTTCTTCTAGTGTTTTGGTCATTTTAAATAATCTAAATTTATTCTGGAGATGGTAGGAATCGAACCTACGTTAACGTGTAAGATATTCTCCTACAACGTCTTACCCATCATCCCCGGTTGCGCTCAAGTGAGAGGTTTAAGTGCTTTCCGTGAGTCAGCAATATAAGGGCTAATCTCTTTGGCTAGGGCTTTTGCCATTTAACGTCGCTATGAAATTACCCGTAAAGGTAGCTTGCCTACGACGGAGCACGTCTAGACCCCTAAACCTCTCGCTGGAACGGGGAACTACTGTTCCCTATTCCATTTATCGTATGCCCTCTTTAGTCTCCAGCTTCTAAATATGGGCAAATTCTTAAGGAGCGTTTTGCTTAATAAAAACTTTTCAAACCCGAGCAGATAGGCAGAGTCCAGCCAATCATTATTCAGTTGTGGTTTCCTCTGTCTTTTGTTCTTCATCTTTATTTTGTACTTCTTCTTTCTCAGTTAAATCATAAACCAACTCTTCTGTTTTAGTGGCATCTACCTTCTTAATTGTTTTCTCTATGTCTTTAGCTATTTCCTTCTTCTTTTCCTGGAGTATCTTAATCAATCTCCTCTTTGCTGGCTTTGCAGTCTTAAACATGTCCTCTTCGGAAACCCCATAAGACTGTCCTGTCTGATATATAACAGTTTCTTTTCCATCTAATATAGTAACTACTATTCCAGTGACAGGTGCTTTTATAAGCCTACTCATTCTAAGGTCTGCTGCTGGGTAGTATACTATGTCTCCTAAATTAAACTTGTTTGATATTTTCATGGCTATGCATATCTTAAATTATATATTATTAATTGCCTTGAGTTTTTTAAGTGTCTCCCTTAAAACGGTTACTTCGGCCCGAAGGGTGGCATTCCCAAATTCCAACTCGGCAATTTTCCTTATCAACTCACTCTTTTTTAACTTTTCGAGATTCTTCATAAGATTCTCCGATTAATTTAATTATTATATTTTAGCACATATATAATAAAATGTCAAGACCCTTTTAACTATAGGCCAAAAAGACTCTCAAGAGCTTCATATTTCTTAGAACTCTCGTCTTTGTCTTCTTGAGAAAGTACTTCTGTAATCTTTCCACTAGGAAAAGATATCTTACATTCTACTATTCCACTTCTTCCAGTACGATTTTTTACTACATCCAAGATATAATCATCAGTCATTTCTCCATCGTCGTTCTTCTTACGTACTATCCTAATAGCTACATCGGCTATTTGCCCTATTTCTCCGGCTCCTTTAAACCCATAAATAGAGTTAGTCCCCTCTTTCTGTGCCTCGTTACTAATTTGAGAGAGTAGCATTGTACAGCACCCCAGTTCCTTTGTAAGGGCCTGTAGGGCCGTTGTAATATTCTTAAGGGCTTCGTAACTACTCTTGCTTTCTTTGTCTGTTATAAGCTGAACAAAATCTATGAATAGAACATCTATTTTTCCATTTGCATTTACTACTCTAAGCTTAGTTTTAATTTCGTCTATGTCATATATAGAATCTATGATTACAAATTTTCCAGAGTCTATATATGATTCTATCCTCTTTAGTTCTTCGTCTACGGCCTCTTTGTTAACGGTCTTTGCTAGTTCATAAACTCCAATTCCGAGCCTCTCACTTAATAGCCTATCGATAATATCTTCCTTAGACATTTCTAGGGTAATTACACACGCTTTTTTACCAAGCGACAACACCCTGTTAATCATGTTTGTCATGAAATACGTTTTTCCATAAGCATTATAACCACCAATAACCCATATCTTACCCGGTCTAAACCCAGACGTAGCCTCGTCTATTTTACTAATTCCCGTTGGAACACCCAATAAACCAAGGTCTGCTAGCTTTCGTGTTTCAACTAGGTGTTTATGATAATCCCCTATAACATCTGTTTGAACAGGCGCACCCCCATTGAGGTATTCTACAGCCTTTTCTATTTCTCCAGACCTATAGTATTCTTTCGCCTTCTTAGTGTTATATTCTTTTACAAAGTTTAATACGTCTTCTTCCCAAACCCAATCTCCTACATTGCCAACATCCGTTGCTAGTTGAACAATATCGGAAAAGCCTATGCCTGCAACTTTCCTAAATCCGTCTAGGTTGTTAGCATCAAATTTATATCCATCTTTAATGGCTCTTATTATTTTTTTATCAACCTCGTCACTAAACATTTCTTCCTTTAAGAGCGGATAAAACTTTTCTTTGTAACCACTCTTTATAAGGCTAACTAGGAACAATCTATCTTTTTTCATATAAATATAAGATTAATTTAATTACAGTTTAGGTCTCTTGACCTCTTCTAACTCTTTAGAAACTCCTCCCCTCTCTCTCCAATCTTTGACCCTATCCTTTAACTTTTTAACTGAACGAACTAAGTACTTCTGGTCCGTTATTGAAAGATACTCTTTAAGAAACTTCTCAAAGTTATCTCTCCAGTAGGGGTTCATCCATTCGTCTCTCCCTTTTCTTGGGGAACATACTTGCTTTAAGTTCTGCAACTCGCGGGTATTTGTTATACCTATTATCTCTACAGGATACTTTCTAATAAGTATATCCTTTAATATAAGTAATTCCTTATTACCGTAGTTATTATTTTTCTCTTTAAGGGAAATATTCCCTATATCTTTAGATATATTAGTATTATTAGTATTAGTATTACTATTATTAGTATTACTATGATTTTCCGACGTCAGATTCTCCGACGTCAGGTTTTCAGACATCGGCAATAAGTCTATTGTGACAACACTATTTGAGAATGTACCATCCTCACTTCTTTTTTGAGATACTTTTAAATAACCCAAATCTTCAAGTTCCTTACATCCACTTCTATAAGCTGTTTTACTTTCCTTAGCTTTTTTTATTAGGTCGCTTTCCCTAACAACCCAGTCATTAGGCTTACTCATAAGATAAATTAATATTCCCTTAGCCTTCCAGCTGAGCCTTTCGTCGTTTATGAGAGAGTTTGGAACGGTGGTAAAGTTCTCCTGAGTTCTATTTTTTATTGTAATCATATTTTTCTCCTTTAGTCTTGTAGGGGGGTAGGAATTTAGCGAAACCTACCCGCCCGCAAGACTATCTAAATATTATAAATGCGCTAAATTTTTAACTGTTTTGTTTATAATGAAATTTCGCTAAATTTAATTGTAGTATAGTATACCACACGCCTTAAAATTTGTCAAGTATAAATCACTATAAGTTGCCCCTTGACAACTATAAGTCTAGTATGGTATAATATATACAACAATGGGAAAGACATTAAAACCAGATGCTACAATTGAAGTTGGCCACTTGGCCGAAGCCGAAGCACCAGTACGTGCCATTGTATTGGCAGAATTACCAAAAGGAGAAAGAGACAGAATACTAGAGGGTTTAGTTGAATCAGCCATGATGATGGGTTTGATGGAAACAAATCAGATAAGGGATTGGTTAGGATTAAAGAGTGTTGGAAATAAGTCTATTAGTTATTTGGTTGATAAAATAACCAAGAAGTGGTTAGAGGAAACTAAGGACGTTTATGAGTTTGCCTCTTCTCAGAGAGTTACTCAGATTAAAAAAGCATGGGAAGAGGTAAGAAATTGTGAGTATCTGTTTGAAAAGGCGAAAACGATAGGAGACAAGATTAAGATAAAACAGTTACAGTTGCAGTGGATGCAATATATTTCCAAGTTGGCGTTAGTAGATAAAATGGTTGAAGCCGCCACACCAGACATGCAGATTATTGTTAATGGTGGGCTTTCTGTAGAGGAGGGTAGAAATGGCAATTAATGTAAACCTATGGCACACAGTACATAAAAACGGAAAGGTAACAGAGGCTCCCCATCCAGGGCAGGAGGAGATTTTAAAATCTAATGCTAGGTTTAAAGTAATAGTCTGTGGGAGGAGAGGAGGTAAAACTTTTCTTTCCATAATAATTCTTTTATCGGAGGCGTTAAAGAACCCCAACGGTTTATATTGGTATGTTGCCCCTACTTATAGGCAGGCAAAGAATATTGCATGGAGATTATTAATGTCTAGGATTAGGCTTTTTCCTAAATGGTGGCAGGACAAGTGTAGGATAGAGCAGAATAATCTAATAATAGAACTACCTAATCATGCAGTTATAGAGCTTAAAGGAGCACAAGAGCCAGATAGTCTTTTAGGAAGTGGATTAGACGGGGTTGTATTAGATGAGTATGCGATGGATGCTTATGGAGTGGCCCCTGTTTGGAAAGAGGCTATTAGACCTGCATTGTCTGATAAACAGGGGTGGGCAATTTTTATAAGCACTCCTCGTGGATATAATCACTTCTTTGAATTATATGATTATGCGCAGTCTCATAGAGATGAAGGCTGGGAATGCTGGAAGATGCCAACAAGAGTAAACCCCTATATTACAGAGAAAGAGCTTGAGGCAGCAAGAAGGGAAATTGGGGAGGACTTATATTCTCAGGAGTATGAGGCGGAGTTTAAAAAGAGAAGTGGTTTGGTATACAAAGAGTTTAGTAGGGATACCCATGTAATAGACCCAATAGAGCCAAAGAATATCCCCAGTAGGTGGACGCTTGAGATTGGTATAGACTTTGGTGCGTCTCATCCAACGGCTGCTGTTTTTGTTATGTTTGACCACGTTTCAGATGCGGCCTACGTGGTAGATGAACATTATGAAAGTGAGTGGACAACAGACAGGCATATAAGTGCACTTGTTGCAAAGGAGGATAAGTGGACAATGCCACTAATAAGAAAGAGAGTAAAGAGGATAGGTGATAGTCAGGCTAAGCAAACAATATTAGACTATGCATCTAAAGGTTATTATATCACCCCAACACTAAAAGGTTCTGATAGTGTAGACGAAGGAATAAGTGCGGTTAGAAAGAGGTTACAAATAGACCCCATTACAAATAGGCCAAAGTTGTTTGTATGCAGAAACTGTGTAAATACTATAAGGGAATTTGAAAACTATTCTTGGTATGGTTACGACGATAGTGCTATTGAGGTAGATGAAATGATGAGGCTTGCTAACAAAAGAAAAGACGCTCCTAGAAAAATATTTGACGATGCAATGGACGCCCTCAGATATGTGATTCAATATCACAGCCCTGTGGGAGACCAGTATGTCGTTAAACATACTAGACGTGTAAGAAACCCGATTACGGGTTATTAACGTATTTAAATTATTATTTATATTTATATGAAAGTTCGTATAAAGAACAATCGGCTAGCCCTAGAGTGTCATATAACGAATCTGGATGAGGCTCCAGAAGACAAGCTAAGGGAAGCTACAGCAAAGTTCCAGATAGGATGGAACAAGTTTACCTCTAAAGAGGTAGAAGTAATTAACAGGGGAAGGTCTGTAATGAAGACACAAGAGACCCTGGAGCCAAAACCTAAGAAACAAATCTTAGACGAGCTTAGAAATAAATTAACAATTAAGTTTTATATTCCTAGGGAATATTGGACACAAGAACAAGCAGACGCTTTTGCAACTAATGACCTGTTAAATGAAAAGGATATTGCTAGAGAACAGGAGGTTAAGAAGGCTGCTGGAATTATGGTAGTACTTCCTCCTTACGAAGAGACCAAAGATTCTCTTAAAAGGGCAACAATGTTTGCAGATGTTACAGAGCCCCAGTGGGAATATCTAAAAGGTGTCTTTAATAAGAAGTATACGAGGATAAAGGATAGTGAAGGGAGAACTATTGGAAAGAAAGAGAGTTATGTTCATAGGTTAGTTGCTGAGGAGTATATTCCAGAAAACGAAGAAGACGAAAAGATTCTTAAAGAGAGAGAATTAAGAAAAGATAAAAAGGAGGTTAAAGATGAAGAAGCCAAAGCTTAATGAAGTCGTGTATGAAGTAATAGAACTAGGGGAATCGTCGTTCCCTAGTTCTGTAAAACTTCAGGACCTCGACAGAATATTTGAAAAATTAAAGTTCGGAGAGGTGGTTATCAAGGTAATTAATGGAGAGATTGAGTCAATTCAAGTCACTCACCACTATAAACCAGTGATTTTAGACGAAACACTTGACACTGAGGAGAAAAAAGTGTAGAATATAAGATTGAGTTAAACATATAAAAACATGAGTAAGTCAAAAGCTATTACTTTAGAGAGCTACCTAGATGGACCAGCTGAAGATTATGTAAGTAATTACAAGATTTGGTCTAATAAGTACGAGTGGAAGATTGTTGGAAAGGTAAAGAACAGAATACAACAGATGTACAATGCTAGGCAGAACTCTTGTAATCTTGTAAATTTTGATGGTTCTAGAAGTTGGGATAAGCACTGGGATTTAATGGAAAAGGATTACCTCATGTGGGCTGAATATGACGATACGGATAACTGGGAGAGTAATCTTAAATCCAGTATTTCCTATAGGACAATAGCGTTCTTAGATGCAAAAGAGAGAAGGCAGGGAATAAGCTTCCTGGTCGAAGCTAGAAATGAAGAGGATGAAAAGAAGGGTAGGGCACTTGTTTATAAATACATGATAGACGATTACCTTAGAAGGAATACAGATGTAAGATATAAGTTTCTAGACACTTCTAAGAGGGCTAAAATATTTGGAACTTCCATAGCGTACATTCCGTATACGATTAGGACAAGGGAGGTAATGTTTCCAAAGGATATAGATATTAAAAGGAAGGATTTAAAGAACGGATTAATACCAGAACCCCAGTTTGAGAAGAAAGTTATAGTAGACTTTGAAGACATAGACTTTGTTCCTTGGGATATAAGGGATTTTTATATAGACCCTAACGCCCAGTATTTACATGGCACTAGTCATGCCGCAACTGATGCCGCTGGAATTTTATACGTAACCCCTGCGCAGGTAAAACTAATGTTCCAGGGAGATGCTAGTATAAAGAACCTAGATAAAATTGATAATGTTGGAAATACAGAGAGTTTCAGTAGCCCATTCTTCAGGCCTCCTAGAGATGCAGAAAAGGGTTATGGAGAGCTTATATACTATTACAATGTAGAGACAGATTCGGAGGTTATTATTTATGAAGATATACTTCTAAAAGAAGGACCCATTCCTTATATAGATAAACAAATTCCTTTTGTAGCATTTCACTTTATAAGACATCCTGGGAGTTTCTATGGAATGAGTGCTGGAGATGTAACAATTCAGTTGGCTGCTGAGGATTCTGCAATTAGAAATGCAAGATTGAACAGAATTAAGTTTGCTACTAATCCGCCTACATTTGTTGGTGCAACTATCTTTGGAGATGTTGATGACCAGTGGGATAGGATGGAACCTAATATGCTTATTAAGGTTGGTGATGTAAGTCAGGTTAGACCACTAGATTTGCCAAGTATTCCATTTGATTCGTTTAGAATAAGTGAAGAGCTAAAGGACGAAGCTATTATGAATACTGGTGTTAACCCTCAGGGAATGGTACTACCAATGTCTTCAACCCCAGCAACAAACACACTGAGTATGAAGGAGAATATTTCCGACATGGTGAATATGTATGCTGACAACCTTATGTTTGGAATGACTGATTGGGGAAGATTACTTATAAGCAGGGTTTCTCAGTTTTATAGCAAGCCAAGTAAGAAAGCCTCTCTGGAGTTTGATAAGAAACAAATGAGAGAACTGAGGCTTGAGGACATGGAGCTTTATAAAGACAAGAATGGAAACTATAACACACGAGAAATAAAGGGTGCAAAGATAATTCCCCTTGAAAAGGAGATGTTTAAATGGGAAGGGGAGCCTAGGGTTTATATAAATCCAGACTTTGTATCACCTATATCTCAGGCATTTAAGATGAGAAAGGCGGAAGAGATTTTGCCACAGCTTGTACAATTAGCAGGAGAAAGGGGAGTTATGAGAAAAGATGGTATAACCCCAGTTATAGATATTAGAAAACTTACAAAGTGGTACTTAAAAGAAATGGGTATGTCTGACCAGGACCTCTTAATAGACGATGATGAGGATAAGATAGAGGAGGTAAGGCAGGCTATGAAGCAACAGGAAGAAATGCAGAAGGGTATTATAGTCCCTGGAAGGCCAGGAGAGCCAGTAGCACATAGATATACACACGCAATGGAGTTGAAGAGGGTTAATGACGCTGTATCTCAGCCTGAGTTTGCTATGATGAAAGAGACACAAGACCCACAGATATTAATGTTGGCAGATTCGGTAGAGAAATATAGAAAAGTCTTAACAGAGCATTTGAGAATAGATAACCTTTATGCAGACCAGGCTGCTGATGCTGCTATTTCAGAATCAGATGCAATAACACAGGTTAATCAACAGATGGTGGCGCAGGAACAACCAAATATTGGAATGCCAGTACAGCCACAAACACAAATGCCAGTCACTGGACAGCCCGGAATTCCAACAGTAAATGGAGAGGGAGGACTTCCTAACCCAACAGGAAGTGGTATGCCAGTTCCAAATAACCTTTCCCAGGCCGATATGACTGGACAGATTTCAAGTGGAATGGTAATGTAATTTAAATTTTTAATAAACCAGTAATGGAAAAATATACTAAAGAGGAAATAAAAGAGAATAGAAGGAAGGTTGCAGAGATGGCAAAGACCGAAGGGTGGCCATTAGTAAAAGACATGGTAAACACATTTGTGTTAGAGACAGAAAGAGAGATAATGATAGCGCCAGCAGAAGATAAAGACAAGATGTTAGCTCTTGCAAACAAGCTTAAATTTGGTACTGGTGCTCTACTTTGGTTTATACAAGAAGTAGAAAAAATAAGAGAGGGGCTTGACAATTAACATGGACCTGTAGTATAATACTATAGTAACCATAAAGGCTATTGTACTGGCCGTAAACTCGCGAGTACGGACGGTGACAATAGCCCTTATGGACAATTAAATTCTTTAACAAATTAAAATGGCAGAAGTAGAAAAGCAGGCCATGGACTCTGTTGAACAAACAGTAACTCCAGAGGCCACTACAGAGTCCTCCTCCACACTTGAGAGTGGTAACGAGGAAAATGCTAATTTATCTCAAGAAGTCGAAAACGTAGACTGGAAGAAAAGGTACAGTGATAGCTCCAAGGAAGCAGCTCGTTTAAAGGAGGAGGCTGAAAGGTACAAACAATTAGCTGAGGAACATCAGCAAAGGCTTTTAGCTCAAATCACTAAAACAAGAGAAACTTACGAGGAGTTTATCAATGAGCAAGGGCTCTCTCCGCAGGAAAAGGAGTACTATATGAATATCTATGATACTCAGATAGCACCTTCTAAGCTTCTTAATAAGAACAATAATGCGGTAACAGAGCAAACCGGCAGTACGCCAGCTCCATCCTTGGACCAGATACCTAGACAGGAAGACCCTGTCAGGCAGGCATGGATGAACAGACTGGACTCTCAAGAAAGAGAGAGATGGGAAGAACAGGCTAATGCAACTAGAGAATTCTTTAGTAGAGAGGAGAATAAAAAACTTCCTCCACTAGTACAGGAATCTATAAGAGCAACGGCGGCAATGTTAGACCAAGAGTTTGGCTACAAACCTGCTGAGGCTTTGGCAGTTGCAAGGAAGAGACTTTTAGAACCTGAATCACTCATAGACGAGGGCTATAACGAGGGGGTCCGGGACACTATGGTTGGTGGAATAAGCCGAGGAATTGCTGGTGGAAGTGCCAGGTCTGAAGAGACAATAAAGCTTCCGCCCAGAGACGAGGCATTCATCCAAGCAGAAGCCCAGAGAAAGGGACTCAAAGGAGAAGCAGTCAATGAGTTAAGAAGAAAATACGCCGAGAGATTGGCACAAAGAAATAGATAATTTAACACATTTGTATATAATGGAAATTATAAAATATGCAGATGGTGCATCTAGCAGACCATTAGAGAAGTGGCCTATCATAAACAGTGCAACCGTTTATAAAGGTGGTATTGTTAAGGTGGTCCCTGGAGGTGTTGAGAGTGCTGACGCAGTGAACGACCCTATTTATGGAATATGTATGGGGTTTGTCGCAGACGGAGGTAGCACACCTTTAGAGAATGCCCTCCCTGGTCAGTTTGACGGTACATTAGTTGATGGGGTATCATATACCGCATCTGCTGATAACTTAACCGACAAGAAGGTACAGGCTCTAGTAGAGCCTATATTGCCTAAGGATACTATAAGGGCAGAGATGGATGCAACATTAGGAACCACAACTGGTTCTAATTTGTTTGGTTACAAAGTCAGTGTATTAACCACAGACCCAAGAAAGCTTGGTGAGAGCACTACTGGTGGTACTAGTACACAGTTTGTAATAGCAGGACAGCCTGGAAAGGGTAATTTTGTAGATGTTAAGTTGGCTTAAACCAAATTAACGGAGCTTTAAAAGCTTAATAATTAATTTTGATTTTTAGATAGCAATGGCTATGATAACAGGAAAATATCCAGAACTAACCGCACCAGGAGTAGAGGTTTGGATTCAGGAGGAAGCAGATTCAGCAATGATTAAAACATTGTTAAATAAGGTTTTCTCTGTTGAAACCACAAATAGACTTTACGAGGATGATTCGAGTTGGTCTGGGATTGACTATCCAGAGCTAGTAGGTGAGTCAGCATCATCTCCAGAAGATGAACTCTTAATAGGGTACACATGGAGATATGAGCTTAACACCTATAAGAGAAAGATGGCTATTTCTAGTTTACTTAACAAAGTAGACCAGTATAGTATCGCTCAGGCTGAGGAAATGTCAAGAGAGCTTGCTAGAAAAGCAGCTCAGGGTAGAGATATAAATGCCTTCTCAGTATTTAGAAAAGCATTTGACTCTACAGTGACATACGGAGACGGAATGCCACTTATATCTGTTCAGCATCCTAGAAAGGATGGTGGAGCAGCTCAGAGAAACACATTCTTGGACGGTGTTCAGGATGCTCTTTCTTATGATGCATTAAAGGATTTAGAAGATGTTATGTATGAGGTATTCTCCAACAAGGGTATTCCTCTTAACATCGGACTAGAGAGTAAGCTTATGTTAATGGTAACTCCTTATAATAGGGAGGTAGCATTACAGATAGCAGAGTGTGATAAGATTCCTGGAAGTGTAGACGAATCAGTAAACTACTTCAAAGGTAGGAATGTAGACGTGTTGGTTAACCCATATATCTCATGGAGATTTGCCTACAATAGAGGTGAAACAACTTCTACTAACAGGGTAACTTATGACAAGAGATACTTCTTAATTGACCCATCATTTGCTAAGAAGCTCTTGAAGTTTAAACAGCTTCAGAACTTTGAAGTTAAAGCATGGGAAGATGAAGATACTGACGTTATGTATGCTAAGGTAGCAGACGTATATGCATACGGTATTTCGGGCTGGTACGGAATCGTAGGTTCACTTGGTGATGGCTCAACATATAGTTCGTAATTAAGGATAACTCATGGCGGAGGAGTATAACTCCGCCAAACCCGAAGAACTAAGTTGACTCCACGGGTAAATGGAGGAAAACAAATTAGTTAATATTTTAGAATTAATAAAATGAGTGATAGATTTCATACAAAACAGGTTATAGACTGTGGAGGAGTTAAGGTAAATGGAGTTTCATTAGTAGCTAGCGAAGGCGGAGTTGCAGAGGCTGCACTAGCAGCAAATGCAGTTACAACAACTAAGATTAAGGACGGAAACGTTACTGCTGCTAAATTGGCAACCGATGCAGTAGAAACTGCTAAAATTAAAGATGGAAACGTTACTGCTGCTAAATTGGCAACCGATGCAGTAGAAACTGCTAAAATTAAAGA